AAAGCGCATCATTCATCAGTGGGTTAGTTCCATCCTACCCCCCAGGCTCAGATTCAATCTCAGAAGGAGACGACCATCTTAGATTATTAAAGTCAGTATTGCAAGGAACATTTCCTAATGCCAACGTTGCCATAAATGGCATTCATACGGGAACGTCTGCCCCAACAGTTAAGACAGAGGGTACGATTTGGTATGATACTACAGCCTCTAACAAGGTACTGAAGATATATAATGGTAGTGGATGGATAACTTTAAGCACATCTCCAGAAACAGACTTCAAACTTCTAGGGGCAACCAATGTAGGCTGGGTTTTACCCACAGCAGATGGCCTCGCAGGACAGTACCTTAAAACAGATGCTTCCGGTAATTTAGATTGGGAATCAATAGTATCCCCATCTACAATAAACTTTAAGGGCATAAGTCATGCCATTCAATCCTCTAGTGCATATATGAGAAACGATATATCTTACGCGACTACTGGATATTCTATAACCCACAACAAGACATCTGCAACAAGCGATTTATATGTAATGTTAGATACTTACATAAATTCTGCTACCAACTTTGAGCATGGAGAAGTGTGGAAAGCGAATCTTAGATTGGCAAAGGGAGCGACCCCCGACTCTGGGTCAGAAGGTGATCTAGTGGCTGGCACTACGGATGATTTACGGTGTGTTTTTGTAGATGATGTTGGGCAGGGAACAAGCGTTAGTTGGGATACATCACATGGATGGGCTAGATGCTTTAAGGTAACAGCCGCTAATTGCCCTCACGGAACAACTGGAAATAATGAATTTCAAGTGTGGTTTAAAATTACTGCGGATGGGGATGATGGGGGGGTTACTTTTAGTAACGGAACTATGTGTGTTATGGAGATTGAAGCATAATGGATATGAACACTTTAGGAAATATAATATCCTCTTTGGCTCCCGGCCAGGATTTCTGTATATACGGGGTTGTGAATACAGAAAGTGATTATAATACTAATGTAGTATTTACAATCGAGCCATTACAAAAACCATCATGGACTTCAGTTCAATCGGGTAAGACTCCAGAGCAGTGGTTAGTTATCAGAGGACTCCGTAATTCCAAATTATCTTCATGTGACTGGACTATGCTTTCTGATGTGCCACTTGCCCCATCTGTTAAAACAGAGTGGGAAACATATCGTCAGGCTTTGAGAGATATCACAGATCAGAGTGACCCATTCAATATTACTTGGCCTACTCCACCAGCCTAATGCCTCTAGTCCCCATAAATGACCTTGGGTCAATAGGATTAATAAAGGATATACCCCCGTATAATCTTCCCCCTAACGCATGGTCGGATGGAAATAATGTAAGGTTCCTGAACAACGGGGTAAAGAAGATCAGGGGCTACACTGAGGTTATGGCTACTTGCCCATTCGCCCCTTATTTTATCCTCCCATACGAGGACGCTAACGGGAACTACTATTGGCTTGCCTTTGGTACTGACGACATAGCGGTATGGGACAACACAAGTTGGACTAACATAACAAGGCAAACTACCTTAGTTATAAGTGGGGCCGTCTCTGCTAGTGCCGCCACTATAACTGTTGATACAGGTGCAGCCTTAACCGCTTTACCCGCTACAGGAAGCCTCAAGATTGGTACAGACATAACGTCTGATGCAAGTACAAACCGATACGAAACCTTCCTTTATTCTGCTAGGGATACAGGAACAGGCGTTATAACGCTAACCTCCCCAGCAGTTACTCTGTACGCCCACCCAGACGATGCTGTCGTTACGCCGACATTAGCGACCACTACTGTAGACGTGGACTATGACGCAAACACCACCACAAGAAAGTGGGCTGCAACTAAACATAACGGGATAGTCATAGCCACAAATGGGTTTGATACTCCTCAGATGTGGCCTTTGAGTAGCGGTATACCAAGTAAAACTTATCCAATGATAGAGTTGGGTAACTGGCCTGGAGACACAAATAAGTGCAGTGTTATAAGGTCATTCAGAACTTTTCTAGTCGGGTTGAATTGGGATAGAACAAATCCAGAACCTAGACTTGTGAAGTGGTCTACTGAGTCTTCTTTTTACTCGGCCCCCAGCACTTGGGATGAGTCGGATGCAACTTTAGATGCTGGAGAGTATGAATTAGCAGATACCCCAGGAGAAATAGTAGACGGACTTCCTCTTGGAGACTCATTCATTATATATAAGAATGACAGTATCTACATTATGAACTATGTGGGTACTCCTTATATCTTCTCATTCAAATTACTTACGCCGACGATAGGTTGCCTTACCAAGAATGCTGTGGCTGAATTTGAAGGCGGCCACTTCTTTATGGGGAACGCTGACTTCTATCTTAATGACGGGCAGTCCATAAAACCCCTACTCCCTGATAGATTAAGACGGGCTGTATTTGATGTTATAAACGCTGGTGATACGAGCAACCCAAGTTGGATGAAGTGCTTTGTTGTTGCCGATCACCTACATAATGAGATGTTGGCTTGTTACCCCTCTGATGCTTCTACTACAGTAGACAAAGCAGTAATATGGAACTGGAGAACTAATACCTTTTCCATGCGTGATTTACCGACCACCTCTCATATATCCTCTGGCATCATGGCTGTATTCCCGGCTGGACAGACTTGGAATGCTACTACAGGAGATTGGAACTCCGCCTCAAACGCTTGGGGCAGTTCGGCCTATGATACACATTTAGAGAACTTGGTGTTTGCAGACGTTACGAATACTAAGATGTACAGAGATAACAACGGAAATAGAAACAACACTTCTAATATGACTTCTTACGTTGAACGATCTGGTTATGATCTAGGGGACTCCCAGCAAGTAAAGTTTGTGAGCGCTATATACCCAGAACTAGAGGTGTCAGGGAATAATGAAATAGACGTATACATTGGCTCCCAGATGTCTACAGATGGTACTATTGAGTGGAATCCAGAAACTGGTGGTTCTCCCTATAAGTTCAACCCCAATACTCAATCCAAGGTTTCTTGTAGGGCTTCTGGAAAATACTTCGGGGTGAGATTTGAATCCACCACTGACGTTGATTGGAAGTTACACAGCCTAGCGTTTGAAGTGAGACCCAAAGGAAAACGAGGGTCGAGGTCTTACTGATGGCTAATGCCCCGTCCAAAAATGTAAAGAGTGTCAACAGGTGGTCGCCTAATCCAGCCCCTGTAGACCCATTGCAACTCCCTGATTACCTGTTTAGTGAGTTAAATAGGCTTGGGGACGTTGTATTTAACCTGGATACTTTTAGGCTTGAGGTAACAAACACACCCAATGGGCCTCCTAAACCTAGAGATGGGGATATAAGATATGCGGATGGAACGAATTGGGATCCAGAATCTGCTGGCCTTGGTGCTGGCATCTATGCTTACATTGGGGGTTCTTGGACAAAACTCTAACGCAGACATACATGGCAGTAGAGCCAGTTTCCTGATGGTGGATAGTAGGTGGATGACACTTAACTACCTACACCCGCAAGCAGAGAAAAGTAAAATGAGGGCCGCCGCATTAGCAAACGGTGATACTCACATTTACTTGTACAGTCGCAATGGTGGGGATGGATTCAATGGAGGCCCGAATTTCGACCTTTCCATTATCACCCCCCAACCAGATTGGGAAGTACAACTGAATACATTGAATGCCGCAGGGTTAAGCCCTGTCATGTGGCTTACACCAGACGATAGCCCAAGCATTACCTCTCAATCACTGGACGCTCAGAAGGCTCACTTCAGCGAGATAGTTCGTAGGTTTGATGGCAAGGTGACAGGATACGTAACCTGCCTAGAATGTGATGAATACTGGAGCGCTGCGAAAGTCAACGCTCTGGTCGCTCACTTAAAATCAATCACTGATAAACCAGTTGGAGTTCATCTAACTTCTGGTATCGGTGGACACAAGGGTAACAAGGAATACTATGCTAATGCTGATTATGTCTTTCTTCAGACTGGTTGGGATAAGACCCCCGCAGAGATTACTGCAATGGTCAAACAGGCGATTGCTATTACAGGCAAGCCAGTGGTTGCAGCAGAGTATGCGAAG